ATAGGGTTACACCGTCTAGGCCTAATAAATCTGGCTTTGTATCTTTAGCTAGAATACAACAGGCTAACGCGGGCGGTGCAATTTATGAAACTGCCGGGCGATTAAACCCAAACGGTAAAAAGCAAGGCCCAATAGTAGACCGTTATAAAAATGGCGTTTATGACCAAACTACGCATACCGGTAAACAATACTCAACAAGCCTAAACCCTAATGCGGGTCAGCAATTTATGGAAAGCATAAACAGCACCGGAAAGTTAGTAAACGCAAGGCCTAAAGGTCTTAAAGGCAGACCTAGCCGTAAACAGATAGGCCGCGCTATGTATAGAGCCTACGCAGAAGATAACGGCGTAGCCTTAACAGCTTTGATAAAAGCTATAGAAAATGCTAAACAAAAGTTTGAAGAAAAAATGGCTGCATAATGGCTACCGAATTACTAATAAATATAGTTAGCCAAGCAACAGGTAAAGGCTTTCTAGAGTCTGAAAAAGCAGTAAACAAGTTAGAAAAAAAGGTAAAAAGTTTAGGCAAAACTTTAGGCGTAAGCCTTGCCGCCGGCGCTGCATTAAAGTTTAGTAAAATCTTTGTTAAGGCCTTTGCAGAGGACGAAAAGGCAGCCGTACAATTAACTAAGGCTGTAGATAATTTAGGCATAGGTTTTGCTAACCCGTCTATAAATAACTTTATAGAAAATCTAGAAAGAACAGCGGGCATATCTAGAACCGAGCTTAGGCCAGCATTTCAAGATTTATTAACTACTACAGGCTCTTTAACTAAAGCGCAAGACATATTAAATAAATCTATAATTATTAGCCGAGGCTCTGGCATAGCTTTAAGCACAGTTACAGAGGACTTAACTAAGGCTTATTTAGGCAGCACTAAAGGTTTGGAAAAATATAAAACAGGGTTTACAGGGGCAGAGTTAGCAGCTAAATCGTTTTCAGAAAACTTAGAGATACTTTTAACCTTAAATAAAGGCGCGGCAGATGATTATTTTACTACAACAGCATATAAACTAGAGTTATTAGCTCTAGCAGGTGAAAGCGCTAAGATAACAATAGGTGAAGGTTTAGTAGAAGGTCTAGGTAATTTTGCTGGTAGCGGTGAGGTTAGTGATGCACAATTAGTTATAGATGATTTAGCTACAGGATTTGCTAATGTATTAAAGACGGCTGGAGCTGCACTAGGATTTTTAGCGCGTATTCCAGAGTTTGGATTTAGGGCCATAGGTCTAGGGGCTATGTATGATAGACCAGAAACAGTACTAAGCAAAGAAACAGAGTTTACAAAAAAGCAAAAAGAAGTAATAGCTAAACTAGATGCAGCGGCAGCTAAACGCGCGAAAGCGCTAGCAGACCTTGCTAAAAAACAAGCTAACGCCGAAATATTAAAAAGAAAAGAAAAAGAAAAACAGGCAGCGCTAGACAAAGCTGCCCTAGCACTTGGCAAGGGTGAAGATGTATTTGATTTAGACCAGATACAGATAGCGGCAGCTATTTTATCTACGCAAGAAAATATACAAAAACTAGGCACAGCGGCTACAGACCAGCAAAAACTACAGCTAGCCAATGATGCCCAGCGCCTAACAGTTAAACAGTTAATGCTAGATTTAGAAGATGCTATAGCCCTTAAAGATGTAGAGCGCGCTACTAGCCTTTCTAAGCAACTAAACACAGAGCTAGCCATATTAGGCACGCTTACAGGCCAGACTTACAAGCTAGGTGAAATAGACAAAATACTAGAAAAGTTCAAGCCTAAAGACCTTATAAACCTAGATAACCTAGATGCAGCTATACGCAAACTGCTAGAAATTGCAGGCTCACGGTTTGACTTTTTAAGCCCAATTATATCTAGTACAAGAAATACTAATGATAGCGTTTTAGATGAGGATATAGCTAGCCGTTATAAGGCAGGTGACCCAGATGCTCTTAAAGCTGTAGATGCACACGCAGATGCTTTAAGTTTGCTGGCAGAGTCAGAGCTAGCGCTTGCAGATGCGTTATTTGCAGAAAGCATACGCGCCCTAGATATAGCTACAGCTAGCCTAAGCCCTAGCGTGGCAACTAGCTCTAGAGGCTTTGACCCTGCCGCATTCCGTATGGCAGATAACATAACAGTAAACGTAAATGCAGGTGTAGTAGGTAGTGAGGACACAATAAGCCTAGCCGTGCAAAGAGCTATATTAGATTTAGAGCGTAAGGGCGACCCGTTGCGTTACACCGGTGGGCTATGACCCTGCCAGTTATAAACGCTATTATTAACTTTAGTACTGGCCCTAGTTTTGCCCAAGCTATGATTTTAGGTGAGGGTATATTGGGTACAAACATATTAAGCGATAGCGCGGCGGTAATTGTAGATGTATCGGACGTAGTGGACTCAATACAAACTAATAGAGGCCGTAACCCACAGGCTGACCAATTCCAAACAGGTACACTAACTTTAAGAATAGTAGACCAAAACGGCGATTTTAACCCTCAAAACCCTAGCGGGCCTTATTTTGGCTTGCTTGACCCTATGCGTAAGGTAGCTATATCAGCTACTTATAACAGCGTTACTTACCCTATATTTAGCGGCTTTATCACTAGCTATAACACTACTACGCCTAAAAATGCGTTAGACGTTGTTTATACCACAATAACGGCGGTAGATGCGTTTAGACTTGCCCAAAATGCACAAATAGCTACAGTAACAGGGGCGACCGCGGGCGACTTATCCGGTACACGCATTAACCAAATATTAGACCAAATAGGCTGGCCTACCTCTATGCGTGATGTAGATGCCGGCTTAACTACACTACAGGCAGACCCCGGCACGGCCCGTACCAGCCTTGCAGCTATGCAGACGGTTACCCTAAGTGAGTACGGGGCGCTTTATGTAGATGCTACCGGTAGCTTTGTATTTCAAGATAGGCAAGTTACTACAGCTAGCATAGGCGGCACACCTACCGTGTTTAACGATAACGGCACAAATATAGGTTATTTTGATGCCGTATGGCGCTTAGATGATACGTTGGTATTTAACGCGGCTAGCATCACCCGTACAGGCGGTACTACACAGCTAGCGATAGACCAAGCTAGCATAGATAAATATTTTACCCATAGCTATAACCAACAAAATCTACTAATGCAGACAGATGCCGCGGCCCTAGATTACGCTCAAGCCTATGTAGCTAGCCGTAAAGAAACCTCTATAAGATGTGATGCCATTACCCTAGATTTATACACAGATAACTATAATGCTGGCATAATCGCGGCCCTAGACCTAGATTTTTTTGACCCTATAACTATTACTACAAACCAGCCGGGCTCATCTACTTTAACTAAGACTTTGCAGGTGTTTGGCGTATCTATGGCAATTACGCCCGGCAGTTGGAAAACGACACTAACAACACTAGAGCCGATAATAGACGGCTTTATACTAGACTCTGCTATATACGGCCTGCTAGATACAGGCGTTTTAGCCTACTAAGGGGGTAACAATGGCTTTATTTGTAACAGGTGAGGTACTTACCGCCGCGGCTATGAATAAAATAGTAAATATAACTACTAGAGCAGTAACGGGCACAAGTGATACGTTTGTTTTAGCAGATGCAGATAACAAACTAATAACATATAGCAGCACTAGCACTACTACTATTACTATACCGCCTGAAAGCTCTGTAGCTTTTCCGCTAGGGTCTATAATTAACGTAATTAAAATAGGCGCTAGCGGCACTACTACTATTACACAAGGCGCAGGGGTAACTATATCTAGCACAGGTGCAACAGCTACAGCTCCAGCGTTACGCGCGGCCTTTTCTGCTGCTAGTTGTATAAAAGTAGCAGCTAATACTTGGTATGTCGTAGGAGATATTGCCTAATGTCTGTACTAGGCATTATTGCTTCAAGTAAATTAGGAATACCAGCGCTTACAGTAGATTATTTAGTTGTAGCTGGTGGTGGCGGTGGTGGAACATTTGTTGGTGGGGCAGGTGGTGCTGGTGGTTTGCGTTGCACAGTTACAGCAACAGGTGGCGGTGGTAGTTTAGAAACCGCATTATCATTATCTAAATCTACTAATTACACAGTAACAGTAGGTGCTGGTGGTGCTGGTGCAACTACATTTACTAGCGGCGCTAATGGTAATAATTCAGTTTTTTCAACCATTACTTCTACAGCTGGTGGCGGTGGTGGTGCTTCTGCCTCTGCTCTTACGGCTGGTAATAATGGCGGCTCTGGTGGTGGAGCAGGTGGCTCGGGTTCAGGTTCAGCAGCAGGTGGTACTGGAACTGCTAATCAAGGTTTTGCAGGTGCAAGTATAACTGCTCAAGCATCAGGCGGTGGTGGTGGTGCAGGCCAAGCGGGCGGAACTGGTGGTGTAGGTAATGGCGGTAATGGTGTTGCAACTTCTATAACTGGTTCTTCAATAACTTATGGCGGTGGTGGCGCTGGTAGATTTAGCAGCGGCACAGCTGGCACAGGCGGCGGCGGTGATGCTACTGACCCAAATGGAGACGTTAATTCTGGCGGCGGCGGTGCTGGTGACGGCGGTGGACAAAATGGCGGTAACGGCGGGTCAGGTGTAGTTATTTTGCGTTTTCCAACTGCTGCTGGAACGATTACTATCGGTGCAGGTTTGACAGGTTCAACTAGCACTAGCGGCTCAAATACAATTGCCACAATTACAGCTGGCACAGGAAATGTAAGTTGGGCATAATGGCACATTACGCATTTTTAGATAAAAATAATATAGTAACGAAAGTTATTGTAGGCGTAAATGAAAATGAACTTATTGAAGGTTTAGACCCTGAAACGTGGTATGCCAATTTTACAGGCCAAACTTGCAAGCGCACTTCCTATAATGGCAACATACGCAAAAACTATGCAGGGGTAGGTTTTACCTATGATGCCGTTAATGATGTATTCATAGCGCCACAGCCTTACCCTAGTTGGATTTTAGATAGTGACTTCAATTGGCAAGCGCCTACTGTGATGCCCACAGACGGTATGTGGTACTGGAACGAGGCAGAGCAGGTTTGGATAGATGCTAACGAGCTATAACGGCTGGCCTGCCAGCAAAGACCCGGCAGAGATAGGTATAAAGAGTTACCCCGTGCCGGGCACTAAAATTAAATTAAGATGCGCTGAGGCTGTAGCACCTTTGCTAGTAGGTTTTGCCGCTGAGTTTCACGCGCTAATAGAGCCGATAGATGAAGGCGGCCTAGATGACTGGGGCTATGCGTTCCGTATGGTACGCGGCAGCACAGACCGCCTAAGCTGCCATAGCAGCGGTACAGCAATAGACCTAAACGCAACTAAACACCCGCTAGCAGCTGTGGGCACGTTTCCAGCCGAAAAAGTACCTATGATTAGGGCGCTAGCTAAAAAGTATGGCCTAACGTGGGGCGGGGATTACCGTAACCGTAAAGATGAAATGCACTTTGAGGTTAGCATAAATGCAGAAAAAGCGGCTAAGCGCATACTAAAGTTAAGCAAAGGGCTAACCGACTAAGGGGCATTTAGGATAGACAAATGAATAAAAAGCAATTAGAGGCAGCGTTATACAGCTATGGGCGCGCCGCGCTAGCAAGCGTTGCAGCTCTTTATATGTCTGGTATTACAGACCCTAAAGTATTGGCTAACGCCTTTATCGCCGGGTTAATTGGGCCGTTAGTAAAGGCAGTACAGCCCAACGAAAAGCAATACGGCATAGGCGCTAAGTAGTGCGAGCCCTGCTAGGGGCTCTGGTACTTACAATGCTCTTAGCAGGGTGTGGCTATGACGGCTGGGTAAGGTATCCGTGCCAAAACTATGAAAACTGGGAAAAGCCAGAGTGTAACCCGCCTCAATGCAGAGCATCGGGCGTATGTACAAAGGACTTAATTAACCCTAATGAGTAAACAACGTACAAAATTAGCCCCCGAGGACATACACGCCCGGCTAATCTTTTTTATAGGCGCGGTGTTAGCTGTAACCTTTTTAACTATTACTACAGGCGCGGTATATGCCTTAGTATTTGTAACACAGCCAATAGGCCAGCAAGCCCCTAACGATAGAGATTTTATACAGCTGTTACAAACCCTAGCTATATTTTTAACAGGCGCTCTAGGCGGGGTACTTGCTGGTAATGGGCTTAAATCTAAGGCTGATAAAGACACAAACAAAGACACGCCGCTAGAAAGCTAGCAATATGTCTTAGGTATAGGTCATACTTTTACTACACGCTGAGAGGGCTACTTAGTGTAGTAGTTTTATCAGTCTTAACAAAGGGTGATTTATGTTAGCTGATTTAGCAGTAATTACATTAACTGTACTAATAGTAGGGCTATTTATGTTAACGGCCTACCGTACGGGATACCGTGAGGGCCACGGTGACGGCTACCTAAGAGGGCGCAATATAGCTAAGGCGCTTAAAGAGGTTACTAAATGAGCTTTTTAGACGGTTATGAAGATGTAAACGCGCGGATTAAAAGAGCGCGGGCTGAGTTTCCCGGGTTACGCTTAGTAGCTTACATAGAGGACATAGACCTAAAAAACGGCTATATCTTAATTAGAGCTGAGGCCTATAAAAACTATGAAGATGATAAACCAAGCGCTGTAGATTATGCGCTAGAGGTTAGGTCAGACCGCGGCGTAAATGCTAATTTTTGGGTAGAGAATTGCGTAACGTCTGCCTATGGGCGCGTTATTGGCTTGCTTAGCCCCGGCGGTGTTGGTAGGCCTACTAGGCAAGATATGGAGAAGGTAGAGGCTATCCAAGCGCCATTACAGACACGCGGGGCAGGTGGGGCAGTACCTAGCGCCGCTGAGTCAATAAGCGCTCTTAAAGCCAAGCTAGGGGCAGAGGTAATGCTAGAGCCGCCAATATGTACACACGGGCATAGGGTCTTAATAGAGGGCATAGGTAAGACAGGCAGGCCATACAGGGGCTATATGTGTAGCGAGAAGGTAAAGGCTAAACAATGCAGCCCAATATGGGCTAAACAGTACGGCGATAAATGGCTAATGCCAGATGACCATAGCGAGGTAGTGCTAGAGG